ATGACGGCAATGCCCGCCTGCCCCGATGTGGTGCTCTGGCGCGGCATGGGCAGCGGCATCGCCATGTCCAGATCGGGCAAGCCGATGCGGGAACCCAGCACGGAGAGGATCACGTCGAGTTTGGGACGCGCAATGAGGAGCGGCGTCCCGTAGAGGCGGGACGCCAGATGAACGAGTTGCATGTCAGTTGTCCTGTTGGTCTTGCGGCACGGCCACCGTGGCGGCCGCATTTATGGGAGCGCCCAATGTCGATGGTTGGGGCGCTTTGTCGTGACGCGGGTCAGAGTCGAAGACCAGTCCGAGCGCATCGGCACGCTGGTTGTCGGCGGCGATCTCGCGGTCGATGTCCTCGGCGTCGTAGCCGAAGGCCGAGATGGCTTCCGATCGAGACAGCAGCCCGGCGCGAATAGCAGTCAGCATCGCGTCGAATTCCTTCTTGGGATCGACCCACTGCCAACCCTGTGGAATCCATTTGGCCGCGAAATAGTCGCGCTTCTTCTCGGTGAACTGCGGCAACGCCAGCGCGCCTTCAAGTAGCGCCTGCTCCATCCAGGCACGCCAGATCGGGCGGCACAGCTGGTGGACGATCACGCCGTGCTGGATGGCCTCACAGCGGCGGCGAAACTCCAGCAGCCCAGCCCGGATCGACGAGTAGTTCACTTGCGTCAGGTCTCCGGTCAGCATCTCGTAGGTGATGCCCATCGCTGCTGCCACCGCCCGGAACTGCATGCGCAGGAATTCGGCGTAGCTCGCGCCCACGTCGGCGGGCTGACTGAACTTCACGTCCTCGCCGGGCTCCAGGATCTGCATCGTGCCCGGCTCCAGCCCGGCCAACGCTGCACCACTGGCATCCGGCAAGCCTTCACCCATCAGGTTGTCCTCGGGTGACAGGCGCGTGATGAAGCCCGCGAACATCGCGGCGGTTTTCTTGCGCACGAGCTCGGCGTCGTCGTACTGGTCGAGTTCGTTGAGCTTGACCAGTGCGCGCGCCAGCCACGGTTCTCCCCGGATCTGTCCGGGCCGCAAGGGACGAAACAGGTGAATGATTTCGCTGGCCGGGACACGCACTGTGTCGAGACCGCCCACCACGCCACCAGTGCCCGACATCGGAGCCAGTGAGCCATCACCCGGGTGTGAGCGATACAGGTGGTAAGCCACCCGCCGTCCGAGCTTGTCGAATTCGATGCCCGCACGGATCACATTTCCCGAAGCCAATTCCTGATTCAGCGTGGCTGGCAGGTGTTCGGGTTCGAGCAACTGCAATTGCAGGCCCACCGGCAGGCCATCCTCTGGGCGCCGGTAGCGCAGCCGCACCAGGCATTCCCCGCCTTCGAGCATGGCGCGGCAAGCCAGAGCCTGCAGGCCGTAGAAATCGGTCAGCCCAGCAGCATCGGCCTCCTCACACCAATCCCACCACAGACTATGGATGGCTTCACGTTGAGCCTGATCGGTCAACATGCTCTGCGGCTTGATGCCGGTGCCAATGGCGTTCGAGACAAAGGCCTCGACGCCTGCCGCTGCCCAGGCATTGCGGCGTACCAGATCGCGGCTCTTGGCGCGCAATTCGTTCTGGGTGAACGCTAGTGCTGCGACTGCACCGGGATTGCCGACCTGCCACGCCAACGCGCGACGGCCACCACCGATGCCGTCATAGAACGGCGTGCCGCCAAGCAGGCTCATGCCGATGCGTTTGCGCATTCGGTCAAACCATTGCATGTTCAGAACCCCTTGCCTGTGTTGACGCGGATCTGGCGCGGCGCACCAGGCCACAGCCCGGTGTCCACGGCCTGCTCGAAGAGGTCGCGCTTGACCGCCGCAATGGCGGCCTGGAGTTCATCGACGCTGCGGTACTCGACGGTCTTGTCGCCGAAGGTCACGCGCTTTTCGCCCTTAACCAGCGCCGCTTCCAAAGCGTCGAGGTGTGCTTGTGTGTAGGCCATCAGCGGAACACCGTAAGGTTGATTTCAGAGGAGTCGTCGAACGATGCGGACGTGGTGGCGCAACTGATGTCGACGTACTGGGCTGTCTTCTGGTCGGAGGTGGATCGCACGATGGCAATGCGCTGCGTGCCACTGTTGGTGCTGCTGCGGGCGAGCGCCGTCCAGCAATAGTTGGCATCGGGCATGGCAGCGGCAAAGGTCACGCGGTAGCGGCCCGCTGCCGTCCGGGTCACGCTGGCCACGTTGTGCGACGAGCGCACGACGATCTGGCTGCCGATGTAGCCGAAACACACCCACGCCCGGGCCAGACCGGGGTGGGTTGCGTCGATCTTGGTCTTGACCTCGAGCCCGACACGACTGGCCAGCGCACTGATGCGCGATGCGAGGCTCATCAGACAAGCACCCCCACAAAGACCGCGACAAAATCGGTGTCGGTGTTGCCGACATCACTGGCCGCGACGGCACCGATGTTGCTGCGCGCCTGGAGTTGTTCGGCGACGGTCAGCGACTGCGCCGCATCGAAGCGCACGCGGTTGTTCACGGCAGCGAGCAGCGCATCCAGACCACTGGTGCCGTTCTGCAGCAGTTGCTGGATTTCCACCAGCGTGTCGTACGCGGCATCGGCACCGCCCAAGATTTCGGTCTTGAGCGCATCGAGCAGCGAGACGATCTTGGTGGACG